GGAGACATGCGTAGACATGCTTCAATTACTGAAAAGGTTGAAACAGAATTGCGTATGTTGGATGGAGTTAGTGAAAATTCGGAAGATGAGGAATCATCATTTGATCGTCTTATGCGTTGGAAGAAGGAGAATCAAACCGGACGTGGGTATCCATGGACTGCTGATGAATCCGGCCGTCCATTATCCGAGGAATCACCATGAAAAACTTGCAGCACTTCTCTTATAGTGAGAGTTGCTGTATAATAATTATGCTTCCTCCCCTATATGTTAAGGAGAATCAAAAATGACTGAGATGAATGACACTTGGAAAGTAATGGATGATCTAGAAACATCATTCTCAAATATTACTACATTTAATTTTATGTTGGAACAACTACAAGAGGCAGTAGATAATGGTATGATGGATGAAATTGTAGATCTTACTCATGCACTTAATGCTTTCATGCCGGTTTATACTAATAATTGGGACAGGAAATTTAAAGTTGCCTGGGAGCATGTAGTAAAGATTTCTGGTTATACAGAGGCAAGGCATGAGGCATCTGATGAACTTTCTATTACTATTGGAGACTAATGAAAATAACACAACAGATAATTGAGGAAGAGTAATGAAACTTGTATTAGCAACTTTATTAGCACTTACACCAACGGCTGTATTAGCAGAACAAACTGATTATCGTCCTGGTGGTATGTCAGAAGAGTCATGCTTTAAGTATGAATATCGTGAAGAATATGTACCAGGAACAAGAAAGAATCCAGGATATGTAAAATCTTATAGAGATAAGGTTGAAGTACCTTGTCGTCGTCCAAGAAGACATGGACCACATAGACCGCGTGGACATCATGGACACGTTGAACAAAGTAATGGACCTGTTGATGATAACTCCTGTATTGAAGGAAGTATTATTGGTGGGATTATTGGTGGAGGCCTTGGTGGCGTATTAGCAACAGAAGAAAACTGGATTTGGTCTATTCCTGCTGGTGTAGTTGGTGGAGCACTGACTGGATGTCAAGTAGATGGCGGTTGAAACTTGGGCTCAGGTAAGAACATACATGGATCATTCATGGGATGTTCCAGATGATCATTAAATCCAGGTTAAAAAATAAAATATATAAATTATTATGGGGGGGTTGCAAAGACCCCTCTTTTTTGGTATAATTAAAAAAACAAGAAAACTATGACTGACGAAAACGTGATCATTGATGTCGAAGCACAAGAGGTTGTTGATGAACCAGTACAGCCAGTACAGCCAGAGGAACCTAAAATGTCATATAAAGAAAGGAAATCAATTGAAAGGTTAAGGGCAACAACACTAAATAAAATGTTGAAGAATTATCGTCGTCAACAAAAAAATCCACTTACTATTGTTAAAAAACTTAGTAAGTGAAACATACACTCTACGTGTTCTAAGAAAATTAACCTCAAAAATATCTAGGAAATTAGAATGAAAGCAGTAGTATACTCAAAAGATAATTGTCAATGGTGTGATAGAGTAAAACAATTATTTAAATCAGTTGACCTTGATTATATTGAATATAAGTATGATGAAGACTTTACAAAAAAAGAGTTTCAAAAAGAGTTTGGAACTGATGCAACATTTCCTCAAGTATCCATTGGAAAGAAACACATCGGTGGATGCAAAGAAACACTTCACTATTTACAAGAACTAAAAATTCTATGACTAGCCCAGAAACAATCACACAATTTGTAGATACTATTCTTGATGAGTATATAATTACTAAGAAGAAAGTTCGTGTTGACTTTTTTAAGTATCTTCAATCAGAAGATATTGATCGCAAAAGTATTAATCAATATGCATCTGGAGATATTCATTTTGTTACTGACTTATTAGATGAGGTTGATGGTGCTCTCGGTGGGGATAAATTTCTTGTGGAAGCTTATGGTGGATATAAAAAATCAGAACTTAAAGAATTGAAGTGTTTGATGGAAAGATTTGTACGTGATATAGAGAAGTATAAGGAATCTAAAAAAATTGTCAGACGCAAACGGAAGAAGACCCCAAGACAGCTGGTCAAGGCCTTGCACTTAATCCAAAAACCTGTTATAATAGGAGATGAAAAATACACTCCTGTTTCCAAAATGGAGATCATCGACTCTAAGTCGGTGTTTTTAATCAACATAAAGACCAACGAAATTCTTTTCTTAACAGGCAAAAAACTTTCTTGTTCTGGTGCAAGGATCATTAACTATGATGAGGAACTTTCTGGCATTAAAAAAATTAAAAAGATTGATCAAACAATCAAAACTATTATGTCAACAACTTCTTTGAATTGTTCACGTTCATTCAATGAACTGCCAAATAAAATTAGATCTGTTCCAAAAACAGTTTCACCAAATTACTTTCCTTTGAGAGTTATTAAGTGACTAACATACCCGAGAAGTATCTGAATACTAACGTGAGGGCTATGTTACGTGGAGATATTGTAGAATCTGAACCAGAATCTGAACCAGAATCTGAACCAGAACCAGACTATGTTTTCCATTTAGATAGACTAATTACTTGTTTTAGAAAAACATATCGATTGGAGATTAAACTCATTGAGGAAAATGGGATCATGGAGGATTACGAAGAGGACTAATTATGATTTTAGTTGACATGAATCAATGTATGATCAGTAATCTGATGGTGCATGTGAAAACTAGTAATGGGCTTGATGAAAGTTTAGTTCGACATATGGTCTTAAATTCTTTGAGACACTATAAAAAAACTTTCGGTAGGGAGTTTGGTCAACTAGTTCTATGTTATGATTCCAAATTCTATTGGAGGAAACTTTTGTTTCCTTTCTATAAACAGAATCGTAAAAAAGACAGAGAAAATTCATCGCATGATTGGAATGCCATCTTTGAATGTCTCAATAAAATTCGTGACGAGATTAGGAACAACTTTCCCTATGTCGTCATGGATGTATATGGTGCAGAGGCTGATGATGTCATCAGTGTTCTGATCAAAAATAATTCTAGTAAAAATAACCCAGAAAAAATTCTTATCATGTCTGGTGATAAAGATTTCCTGCAACTAGGTAAGTATTCTTTTGTTTCTCAGTACAATCCTATACATAAAAAATACATCACTCTTGATAATCCTAAAGAATTTTTACTGGAACATATTATCAAGGGAGATAGGAGTGATGGTATTCCAAACTTCCTATCTGATGACGATACATTTGTATCTGGCAAACGGCAGAAACCAATCAACAAAAAGAATCTAGTAAAATGGATTTCTGCAGATCCAAAAAGTTTTTGTACTGATGATCAGTTGAAAAATTATGAACGTAACAAAAAACTTATTGATCTAAGTTGTATTCCAGAGGATATTCAACGACAAATTGTCGAAGAATTTAATCGGTTAAATAGTACTGTAAAAAGAGGAGTCACATTAAAGTACTTCTTAGAAAACAAACTGACTACACTATTAAATGCTATAGAGGATTTTTAACTATGACTGAATTACCTGTAGAAAAATTATTGATCTCTGAAGTTCTTCAAAAGATCTCTAACGCTAAAACTAAAAAAGAAAAAATCACACTACTCAAAAAATATAAGAGTCCTGCTCTACAATCAATTCTGATCTGGGGATATGATGAGAGTGTGAAGAGTATGGTTCCATATGGTGATGTACCATACACTCCCAATGACACGCCAGAGGGTACAGAACACACGTTGCTTTATCATGAGTATAAGAAACTATATCACTTCGTCCAGGGTGGTAACAACAATCTTGCCCAGGGTCGTAGAGAGATGATGTTCATCCAACTACTAGAGGGTCTTCACGAATCTGAATCAAAAGTCTTATGTCTTGCTAAAGATAAACAATTAAATAAAAGATATAAAATTACTAAAGCCTGTATTTCTGAAGCTTATCCAGAAATCCAATGGGGAAATCGTTCATAAAGAAACATATGATATTATCAAGCTCTGATATAGCTAATTTTAAATCCACATATAGTGTAAACTGTATTCATGTAAACTGTGACCCTTCAATTGCTAAAGATAAAACTCTACCGCGAAGTGCATACTTAGTTCATTGTAATAATGGGACTGAAATATGGTATGATGTAGTAATAGGATCGAAGATTGATATTTTCAATGCCTATTATGATAAATATGGCAATGTTATAAAAGACATTGGATGGACCGAGGGTTCAATTCCCGACAAACTTTGGGGTTACTCCATAAAAGAAGATACTAAAAAGAAAAGGTGAGTATGATTTCACAAATGATTGCACAATTAGTTTCTGTTACTCCTGATGCTGAACAGACCATGGCGTATATTGCCAGGGTCTCCAATCCATCTAATCAGGATAATGAGAAGTATGCAAAACTTCTTGGTTATTGCATTAAACATAATCACTGGTCTGTATTTGAGCAAAGTTCTATGACTTTGCAAATTGAAACTACTAGGGCTATTGCAGCTCAAATTTTAAGACACCGTAGCTTTACATTTCAAGAGTTCAGCCAAAGGTATGCTTCTAGTTCTCTTTTATCTGAGAGTATTCCTCTCCCAGAACTCCGGCGACAGGACACCAAGAACAGACAGAATTCGATTGATGATTTAGATCCTTTCGTAAATCAATCAATGCAAATACAAATGCAAACTTTGTTTGATTCTTCGATTGCATTGTATCAACAAATGATTGATAGAGGAGTTGCTAAAGAATGTGCTCGTAATGTGTTACCTCTCTGTACTCCAACTAAACTCTATATGACGGGCTCTTGTCGTTCTTGGATCCATTACATCTCCCTGAGGTCTGCGAATGGAACACAAAAAGAACATAGACAAGTCGCAGAATCCTGTAGAGAAGTCTTTATCGAACAATTCCCCACAGTATCAGAAGCCTTGGGATGGACTGTATCGAGTGGAGATAAGAAAGAATAATACAAAGAAGCATAATGACCATAGATTCAGAATTATTCCTGAGAGCAATGACAGATGAGTTTAAACTTGACACAAGCATTCATACTTTTATTGCTCTCAAGATGTACATTATCAGCAAACTTTGGGTTACATTTAATTATCTTCGTGACCCGCCCCGTAAACCAAATTTGATTTAACTATGCCAACATACCCAGTAATAAATAAAACCACCGGAGAGAAAAAAGATCTCTCGATGACCATGAAAGAATATTGTGTATGGAAGGATGAGAACCCTGAATGGGACAAAGATTGGTCTGTAGGATGTGCTTCTTCTGTTAGTGAAGTTGGAGATTGGAGGAACAAAGTTCCAGGAGATCTTCAGAAAAAAATTAACAATATTAAAAAAGGACATCATGGTTCTACAATTCAAGGATTTTAAGTATGCCAAGATCGAGAAAGAAAACCACCCCAGATATTAATGGTATGTCTGCGAAACAAATGAAACGCAGAAAGCCAATTAACTCTGATATGTTGTCATGTATTGAACCATTGACACCTGCTCAAGAAAAGGTATTTGCAGATTGGGAATCTGATAAACATCTTTTTATGTTTGGTGCCGCTGGTACTGGTAAAACTTTTATCGGTCTCTATCTTGCTCTTAGGGAAGCTCTAAAAGAAGATAGTCCTTATGATAAAGTTTATATTGTGAGATCACTTGTAGCAACTAGAGAGATTGGTTTCCTGCCGGGAGACCATGAGGATAAGTCTTCACTTTATCAGATTCCATATAAGAATATGGTAAAGTATATGTTTGAGATGCCAGATGACAATTCATTTGAAATGTTGTATGGTAACTTGAAAACTCAAGAGACTATTTCTTTCTGGTCTACATCATTCATTCGTGGTACTACATTTGATCGTGCTATTATCATTGTTGATGAATGTCAAAACCTAAACTTCCATGAACTTGATTCTATTATCACCCGTGTTGGTGAAGATACTAAGATCATGTTCTGTGGTGACGTTCAACAAACTGATCTAGTCAAATCAAACGAAAAGAATGGTATTCTAGATTTCATGAGTATTCTTCGTTTGATGGATGAATTTGGTATGACTGAATTTGGTATTGATGATATTGTTCGTTCTGGACTAATCAAGAACTATTTGATCAGTAAGATTAGTCTGGGATTCTAATGTTTAAACATGTACATCTGAATTTACCTGATAAGTTAACTAGAGAAACTATTGACGGTAAAAGATATTATAAAGTCCCTGGTCATGAGGATAAAAAACTAGTCTCTGTGACTACTGTTACTAGTTTCCAATCTGCCAAATCCATTGCGGCGTGGAGAAAACGAGTAGGTGAAGAAGCCGCTAATCGAAAGACTAGACGTGCTTGCAGTAGGGGAACTGATATGCACACTCTCACCGAACACTATTTAAAGAATGAAGACCTACCAAAGGTCAAACCTCTGCCAGAATTTTTATTTAAGTTTGCTAAACCAACACTAGATAACATAGATAATATTCATGCATTAGAAACTCCCCTATATAGTTTTAAATTAGGTATTGCGGGAACCGTTGATTGTATTGCTGAGTACAATGGTGAACTTGCAGTAATTGATTTCAAAACTTCAGAGAAACCCAAACCTGAAGAATGGATTGAGAGTTATTTTGTCCAAGCTGTTGCATATGCTTGCATGTTATACGAGTTAACTGGTATAATAGTCAAGAAACTTGTAATCATTATGTCCTGTGAAAATGGAGAATGCGTTGTCTATGAAAAGTATCACAAAAAAGAATACATTAGAAAACTTACTCAGTATATACGAGAGTGGAAGTTTGCTCATGAGTAAAAGTAAAGAAGCTATCAACGAAGTTCTTGAAGAAAAGTTTATGACTTCTTCAAAGTTTTCTATGGAGATTGAGAACATCGTAAAGTCTAGTAATGGTGAACTCAATTACATTGAATCTATCCTCACTTTCTGTGAAGAGAATGAGATTGAATTTGAATCAGTTCCAAAGTTGTTGTCAAAAACATTGAAGGAAAAACTTAAGTATGATGCCCAAAGTTTATGTTTCATGAAAAAATCTTCTAGGGCAAAACTGCCTATTTGATATGGATGGATACGAGGTTTATAAGATATACCTCGCTTTAAAACTACATTTCACCAAAGATACATACAACTTCTTTACTTTTAATGGTAAGTCTAGAGCGAGTTTATCTTCATTTGAAAAAAGAAACGATAGGTATTTCTTTAAAAAACTAGGTACAAAATTTAATAGAGAAGAGATAATAGAGTTTTTTGTAAGTCATTTTATTGAAAACGAAAATACCTGGATAGGTAATATCTCTATTCACAAATCAAAGACATACGCTGGATGGAAAAATAAAATCCAGAGTATGTCATTCAATTTTAAACAAGAACTAGAGTCTCTATTAGATGATAATGATAGTTTAGATTCTTTGTTCAAAGTCCATGATGGCAAACATCCAATTATATTGAGAGAACATTTATCTGGTAATGTTTGTATAGAAACCATGGTTATTCTAAACACCTTGGTAAACTACGTTTCATATTTTACTTCCAACATTTCTGATCCCATTGTTTGGCCGGAGATCAAAAAGAAGATAGTAAAGTATGAACCTTTCCTGTCTGTAGACAAGTCTAAATATAAAGGTATTCTGTTAAATCTATGCAATTCTTCGACAATGAAATAGTTCGTTCTGAAGCTGTAGAAATGATGCAAATTTATGAGGGTATAATAGACTTTATGGGATCTGCAAAATTCAAAACTTCAGAAGGACTTAATCATTACTTAGATAAAATATCTCGTATGATTGAACTACAAGAGATGATTTATTTTCGCGCTAAATATTCTAGCGAGGAAGATGCTCAGGAGTTTGTTGATTTTTTGAACATGTCATTTCTACCTGTAGATAACGAAGGCGAAACAGATGTACTAGAATTGTTCAAACGGATAAAGTCCGATATTGAGACGATGAAAAAGTCAATACACCTTGACTAACCCCCCTCTATCTGGTATAATTACTAGGTGGTGATGACCACAAAGGCCAAATACTTACAAATACGGAGAACATACATGTCTTTTGCTGCACTCAAGAAAAATTCCAATTCATCTTTTGAGAAACTGACTCGCGAAATAGAAAAAGTTGCGAGTACACAATCATCGAGTGATGATCGTTTCTGGAAACCTGAAATGGATAAATCTGGTAATGGTTACGCTGTGATTCGATTCCTCCCTGCACCTGATGGGGAAGATCTTCCATGGGCTAAAGTTTTTAGTCATGCATTCCAGGGTCCTGGTGGATGGTATATTGAGAATTCGTTGACTACGATTAACAAGTCTGATCCTATTGGAGAACTGAATCGCGAACTGTGGAACAGTGGACGTGACTCAGATAAAGAGATCGCACGTAAACAGAAACGTAAACTGTCTTACTACAGCAACATCTATGTTGTTCGTGATCCTTTACATC